GTCAACCAAATTTTGATTGATGAGATTCATCTCCTCTTGCTCTACATAGAAATCGCTCGATGGGCAGTAATACTGACCTTCTATGTTGTCATAATACAACACTCTGCCTGAGAAGTTAAACGGACCTTCTAGTCCCTTGCGTGGACCGTATTTGGTACGCATCTGATCTGTTTCGAACTTATCAGAAATAACCTTGTATCCCATGTTCTGCTCCTTGTTGCTATGTGTGTATTATAACACCAAAACCAATTTGTGTCAATTAAGAATATATTATGCTGGCAAGACCAATTTAGTACGACTACACAAATCAAATATGTCTTCGCCATCCCAGTCCCAGTGTTTTACAAGGTAGTCTTTCTTTACTCCGCCAGGTAAAGGTGTCCAATGTTCTTGTTTGGCCTGTATGTCTGTTCGCATATAACCATTAGTATTTTCTGTTAGTCTGTGAGCTGCCCAACCCCAATAAACATTTTTGTCTAAGTCATCTGTTCCGGTTATCCTTAACTCAATAGGTGCTAAGCCGGGTTCACATACTTCTACATCCTCTTCTTCAAGACGATAACTAATAATATATTCTTTTCTACTGTCGTTGGAATATTCTACTAGTTCTTTTACTTTTGGAAGAAAGAAAGTTTCCACCTTAGGTTCAAAGTCTTCAAAAATATCTTCAACAACATAAGTTTCGCCGTCCTGTATCTTCCAATTTGGATTTTCGGCATCTCCATAGTTTTTCATACGCTGGGTAATTACAACTAGTTTTTTTGGGTCATTAATCCACTTTGCCATTTTACTCTCCTTGTTGCTAAGTATTAATTATAACACCAAAACCAATTTGTGTCAATTAACGGATGGGATCGACTTCGCCGTGTTTATAAAATGCAATATCACTTTCCAATGATACAGCCGTCTTGTACAACGAAAAACACATGGTGTCGCTGTACTGAGTTTCCGGCAGGGCTTCGGAGATCAAAGCTTCTGCTCGTGCAACAAACTCTCTTGCTTTGGCAAGTTTTTTTGCTCTTTCTTTATCTTTCATTTCAACTCCTGTTAAATTAAAATAGGGCTAGAGCGGTCGTCTCTATTTAATGTTCTCCGCCTCGCCCTTAAGCATATTTCAGCGCGGTCTGGCCTTTAGAACAACCCAAATTACTCGTTGCCCCACCTAAGTGCCCTAGTGCTCTAGGGCGTTACCGCTGTTCCTCAAGCGGACTTAAATGCTCTTTACTTCAGCAACCTTATTTTCTTACTATGTGTATATTATAACACCTTCCGGGTCAGCAGTCAACCGAATTTTTCTTGGCCCCGGTGTTTACTGTGCCGTTGGTATGGGTTTGTATTTTGTACTACTTTGGGTTTAAAAGGAGTGTTGGTTTTAAACAACACATAATGCACCCTGGGATTTGGATGCATTACCGGCACAATAATTTTTAGTTTATCTTTCATAATCAATTATCTCGTGGAATACGATACCCAATGCCGCCTGCCTTGAGTATCTGTTTAGTAATACCCATATTGCTATAATCATTTTCAAGTAATTTTAGATTTTTACGATCTTTTACTTGGGGATTATCAATTTTAACCACAATAAACTTTTGACGAAAGTTAATGTGAATTTCAGATTGGTGATAACACAATTCAAGTCCCAACCGAACACGTTCTGCCTGCAATTTTTGTGCATCTGTGTAGCCAGTCGAAGCAGCATAGCTTTTAATTGCCGCGTCGCGACTAGCTGCCCACGCAAAAAAGCCTGCTTTTTTAGTGTCAAGTTCTTTGGTCTGCATGTCAACTCCTGTTTGTTTAAGTATGTATTGTACAATAAAACGGGCTACTCGTCAACCAAAATCTGTTTGTATTTTAGCAACAAAAAGTATTACAAAAATATTAGTAGATATTTTTAAATTTGTGTAAACTTTTCTTTGGGCTGTAGCGTTATATATATAGCAGAAACAATTCTGCTATAACCCAAAGGAAACTTAAAATGAAAACACTTATCGCAACCGTTGTATCAGCATTTGCATTCTCGGCTTTTGCCGCAGAGACAGCCAAGGCACCTGTAGCTCCTGCACCAGCTGCAACAGCTACTCCTGCACCAGCTACTCCCAAAGTAGATGCTAAAAAGGACGAGAAAAAGCCTGTCAAAAGTGAAGCTAAAGCACCAGCTAAAGCTGAACCAGCAAAAGCCGTTACTACTAAGTAAGCAAGGCCTAGACGAAGATGATGACATCATTGTCAACGATGATGTCACATTTGGTCGCAATAGACAAGCTGAGAAATTTGGTAAAATAGTTTATGAAGATGATCATGCTCCTCTAAGTGACTATGTTACCAAAAGATTGGCCAGGTCTAGAGCTCTAGCAATGGCAGCTTATAAGAAAGCCCAAATTTAATTTGGGCTTTTTTGTGACTATAATTTTAATTTTTTAAAAAGAAAGTCGGGCATTGTGCTCACTCTATTAGATTGCTGATATATCCTTGATGGTAATTGTACCTACCATGGTATTGTTAATACTACACAGATATTGATAATTACCAGCTATGTTTGCTGGAATCTTCCAATACAACGTGCCCGAAATTTGCCCTTGCGCCTCCGAACCCGTGAGCATAGTGCCTCCTGTGGGGCTTACCCACACTAATCCAGTATTGTAATTTTGACCGTATACGCTAGTGACAATATAAAATGGATGGCCGGACACATTTAAATTAAATGCAATAGTTGTTCCGCTGATTGCATATATGGTTGGATTATTGCCGTTGTATTGATCAAACACATATGCCATTGATCCATTTGCAGTAACGTTCAATATAGTAATTGCCGGAAGATAAATTGGATAAGAACCAGTGGCTCCTGTATTTCCTTTTGATCCAGTATAACCAGTCTGTCCAACATACCCGGTGGCACCAGATGCACCAATTTGACCAAAGCCGGTGGCCCCAATTGGACCAGTGGATCCTCTACTACCCAAGTATCCAGTTGCACCAATTGATCCTGCAAAAGATATAGTCCAAAGAGACCATGTACCGGCAGTTTGGTCGGGAAGATCGCCTAGAATATACACAGTCAGGTCGGAATTCGCCCATGACACAATTCTAACATAAAGGTCTATTGATGAGTTATTGTTTTGACCTCTGACCAACAGTATAGTACCTGTGCTATAACCTGTGCCGCTGGAAGTAATATTTGTAGAAAGGGTAAATTGTCGATTATATGCTATAGTATAACTTCCTACCGTGGTAGTAGATGTAATAACTGGAAATCCAACACCAATCGGTCCAGTGGCACCGAGTGGACCAGTAGCACCACCTGGACTACCATTGGCGCCCGATTGTCCTTGACTACCTGCAAATCCTCTATTTCCATCGAAACCTCGACTACCAGTAAATCCTGTAATAGTGCTAGCTGATCCGGTGAATCCTGCACCTATTGATCCAGTAAATCCTCTCAAGCCAACAGACCCGGCACCACCAGTGGGTCCTGCTACTCCAGTGGCTCCTCTTGATCCCACATATGCAGTATCTCCTCTTGATCCACTATAACCTCTTGATCCAGTGGGACCAACTGCGCCACCTGCGCCATTTGATCCAGTAAATCCAATTTGTCCTCTTGATCCGTCATAGCCCTTTGACCCACTGTAGCCTCTTGATCCGGTGTAATCAACCAGAGCAGACGGCAATTGACTCTGGGGAGTCAACGGATCTGTATTGATCACAGTCCCGTAGCTGGTATGAATTTTTGTTTGTGGCATAATTTTAGTTCCTTATTTTATTTATTTTTACAACATCAGAATAAAATGTGTAGATTACTAGCTATCAAATCAATTGTCGGCCAAGTTGGTACCGCACTTGTTTCTTTTGGCCTGTGTTAGAGCTCCAAAATTTACAGGCCACTCTTGTCCAGGCGGTATTTCATTTGCACCAGCTGGAAACGCATAAGTTACACCTGCTTGCTGCATGATAGTTGCAACAGGTATACGAAATTTGGTTAGATCGTTGCCCAAATTGACATAGGGCTTGGTGTGCGGAAATCCCCACCCTGCAATCTCCTTGGTTGCATTGTTGACCACAATCTTGTAGTAACCATGTGGAACAACCACACCATTGCCAATTGTAGGATCACCAGTGCCATACAATGCGCCAACGTATATGGTAAAAGGCTGGTTGAGTTGCACTGCCCAACCTCTGATGGACGTCTCTAACAATTTCCATATTCCCCGATTTAAAGAGCCGTGCTGAGGATACATGTTTGTCATTAAAAAACTTTCATACTCCACCTGTTGTGACCAACTCAAATCACCATCGGGCGCAGCGTGTCCTTTATCATATCCTGTGCCGGCATAGTCATCTGGTCTAGCACCTGTGCCATTCAAACTGGCATCTGCTACAAATGCATTGGTACGAGGGAAACAACCCAATGCGTTTTGTGGCAACAATGTATATGCTACATAAGCAGGAATCTTGACTGGTGCATCGTAAGCAACCAGATACGCTTCTCGGCAAATTGGTATTGCTGTTCGTTGTGTTTGAGCAAATCCATAAGGACTATGTATCTGACATGCTTGTATGGGATTTGGGGCACGTTGGTCCCAGGCTTGAGCTAGACTTGAACCTGCTAGCAATAAGGCTATTAAAATATTTTTCATAATGTATTTATTTAAATACACTATGAATTTATACATGTTATTTGGGTAAAATAATATACTTGTTTGCCACTATGCAGTGAGATTCCATGGTGGTCTTCTTATTCCAACAGTATCTCCCCATATTATTGGACGTGGCCACATCTGACCCCAATATTGCCTGACTCCATAATTGATTTTAGGATATCTGGTCCTCGAACGTAGTGAGTTGTAAAAGCTCGTGCCACGGATTGACCCAAGTCCTATAACTGGGTCCCACCCTCTGATACCATAGTATCCTTCGGGTATGCCACCCACTTGTGTTGTACCTGTTCCTGCCACAAGCCAAGCGCCTAGACCTAATCCAGCTGGCAATTCATTAAATCCAGCCAGGTCACTGGAGTAAAACAATTTATTATATTTTGTGCTTGATAGCTGCTTTTGAGTAAGTGACTGATATCTGGCCAATATGCCAGCCATTACAGGTGCTGCTGCACTGGTTGCACCAACACTGACTGGTTGTCCGTCGTGGTACATAACGTATCCATTCATTGGAGCAGATATATCGGGTATTCCGCGCATGGTCAATGGTTCTCCGGGACCTTGTTCATCGACCCTGGATCTAACCCAATTTGGGTTTTGAGCTTCTGGGTAATACTTTAACCCGGTTTGAAAATCCGGCCTTGAAAAAACCCGGCTAATACCACCCCCGCCACCCCAGCTGGGCCCAAAGGCCTCATCAGAATTATCATCAGTTTCATAATATCTGTCATCAACTTTAAAGCCAAAATCAGCTGGGTTATCACTGGGAAACCAAAGCTCCAGATATGTGCCACCAACACTGATTACCTGAGGACTGCTACTTGGATAACTTACTCCTAGAGACACGTTGCCGTCAATGGTGCGACCTGCTCCGCTGTCACCTGATGCTACACAAATTGCAATATTGGCGGCCTCGGCAGCGGCAAACACACCTTCCAAGTCCTCACCTGTCCAATATGGATCAATTCCTGGCTCTCCTGGCTCAGCAGGCCATGCATAACTGATACTGAGAATGTGACATTCGTCGGATACGGCCCTGGCAATTAGGCCAGCAAAATCATAACCAAAATATATAGTTATTTCGGCAGCAGGAGCCATTGTGGCTATGCAATAAATATCCAGGGTATTTTCTATATTGGCATCATATGGATCATCATTGAAGTCTCCAGATACACCATCCAATAGAACTGTGTTAATTATGGGTGCGGTCTGACTAGATGTAAAATATCCATTGGATTTCAGATCGGCAAAACTCTTGTTGAGATCAGACTGAAGAAATCCGCCACCTAGAGGTGCAATGATACCAATCTTAACTCCGGCACCGGTAGATGCCGGTACTTGGTAGGTCTTTGCAATTTGTGGTGGTGTCACATAGCCGTCATAGGGAACATACCCTCTCCAATTTGACGTTGGTGTACTATGATCTACTAGAATTTCACTGGGTTTTGAATTGGATGGTCTATGACTATACTGTGGCAATATGGAAGCACGATTGTCATCGGCTGGTAACGGTCTCACTATTAAATTTGCAGGTCGAAGACCTGGACTTGGAGTTGTTGCCATATCAATTCTCGTTTTGTAGCAAGGTCAATGTGACACCAACTTGTGAGCTGAAACCAACCAGATTGGTCACTCTCATATAAATGTTAGTTGTTGGACTTGTATCATTGTTATACCCAGCCACTGGTGGTGCAAGGTTGACAACAAGTGGAAAAGTTCCTGGGCCGCCGGTGCGAACCTCAGCAATGACTCCTGCATCAAATGTTGGATCTACATCTATCAATCTGCTGCTGTCTGCATCTCTTGCAGCAGCACTTGCATAAATTCTAACCCAAGCTTCAACTGTTGTTTCTATCTTGTAAAGAAAGTACCCTTTAAATCCAACAGCAGTTATATTTGAACTGGCTCCATCAGCCAAAGTTCCTGTGGTAGCACTGGCAGAAGTTCTAGAAAAGGTAGCCTTGGATCCAGTGTATCCTGCGCCCACCGAACCAGTATAGCCCATGCCTCCAGATCCAGTGAATCCCCTTGATCCAGAAAATCCCACACCCACAGACCCAGTAAATCCTGCTCCTTTTGACCCAGTATATCCTTTATCTCCAACAGGCCCAATGGCGCCTCTTGATCCAGTAGGACCTATGCCAGTGGCACCTATATCTCCTTTTGATCCAGTAAATCCTCTTGAGCCAACAGGGCCAGCACCACCAGTGGGTCCTGCTACTCCAGTGGCTCCTCTTGATCCTATATATGCTGTATCTCCTCTTGATCCAGTGAACCCAATTTGTCCTCTTGACCCAGCATAACCTATACCAGTGTCCCCTTTTGACCCAGTGTATCCTCTTGCACCAGTTGCACCATCTACTAGAGGTGAAGGCAATTGACTCTGGGGAGTCAATTGATTACTGTCGCTTACTGTTCCAAAACTTGTGTATATTGTATTTTTTATCATTTATTATCCTTCGTTGGCAATTTTATCTTTCACTGTATTATTTAGTAGATCAATGCTGAAATTATGGAATGGGCCACCAAAAACTATAGTACAAAATTAAGTGAAAACAGCATAATTAAAATAAATTTGCGCATTCCAATGGTATTTATAAATATTGTTATGGCGAAACCTAAGATAGCAGTATTTGTACATCAACCCATGTGTTCGATACAATCAAACAACGGCATAATCAATGCCTTGAGTTCATACTATGACTTTAAGATGTTTACCAAGCACCAACTCGAAGATGTATTTTTTGATGATGTTGACATAGTAGCATTTCCTGGAGGTTTTGGTAATTCAGACAGCTTTGACTATTTAATGAAAGTCAATGGGTCATTGATTAAGGATTTTGTAAGTACTGGTGGCAGGTACCTTGGGATTTGCATGGGTGCATACTGGGCAGGATCATATTACTTTGATGTTTTAAACCAGGTTGATGCAGTTCAATACTACAAAAGACCCACAGCTTGTACTCGTCGTCCTCATACTAAAAATATGCCTGTGACCTGGAACGGAAACAAAGATAAAATGTTCTTCAATGACGGTTGTACATTTGTGGGCAATGGCAACTACAAAACAGTTGCTACCTATTCAAATAACGAACCCATGGCCATTATACAAAATAATTTAGGACTAATAGGTTGTCATCCAGAGAGTGAAAAGTTTTGGTATGATAGTTATCCACGCCTGGCAGGACAGTACCACAACGGTGCACATCATACGCTGTTATTGGATTTTGTTAATCAATTGATGCAGAATTAAACGCTAAAGCTACTGCCGCAGCCACATGTGCTTTCGGCATTGGGATTGGTGATAACAAAACTTGAACCCACAAGTTCTTCTTTGTAGTCTATCGTTGCACCTTGTAGGTACTGCATACTCATTGCATCTACTAATAGAGTCATGCCCGGTTGTTCGATTGCAAAATCATCTTCGTTTTGTATCTCATCAAAAGTAAAACCGTAACTAAAGCCACTGCACCCGCCGCCTTGAACAAAGGTGCGTAGTTTTAAGTTTG